ATTAAAATGAGTTTTTTAGTTGCAAACACACCAAGAGTTAGATGTTATATAAGAAAAGAATTTCTTTATAATTTCGAAAAAGGTTTTGGCGAATACGTACCTTGTATTTGGGTATCAATCAAATCAATGAGTCGTAGAGCATTCTTCATTGAATCGTATTTGCCTGAGTATGGAGCATTGTACGATAAACTTCCATTAGAAGCATATGTAAGTAGAAATCACGATTTGGATAGAGATAAATTTCTGCCTCTAGACCATTTACAGATATGGGATTGTTTATCGTATGATCTTGCTGTGATACAAAAATCATTTCTATTAAATCTAAGTGGCAAATTTTACGCTAAAGATAAACAATGGTATCAAGGTAATTACATGTTTACTGTTGACAATTGTGCGTCAGATGAATATCTAGATATGGGTGATAGCGAAAATCCAGAAGACCATAAATCATATAACTTTCTTGAACTAGACAACGGACAGTATGCGGCACAGCCAAACAACCGTTGCGTATTTCTTGATGCCGCAAGCAATCCAAAACAGCTGAAGTTTCCAGATTTTAAAGTTTGCACAAAAAAATACGTTATAGAACAAAATCCAAAATGGGCGATTGGTGATGCAGATACAGTAATGTACGAATAAAATAATAAGGAAATAAAAATGAAAAAAGTAATAAGATTTACAGCATCATGGTGTCAACCATGTAAGATGTTGGCTAAAACATTAGAAGACGTACACACCAACTTGCCAATTGAAGTTGTTGATATCGATAAAGATTCTGATACTGCAATTGAATATGGTATTCGTGGTGTGCCAACAATGGTAATGGTTGAAGATGGTACAGTATTGAAACGCTTAGTTGGTATGCAGAACACAAAACAATTACAGGAATGGTTCAATGCTTAAAAAAACAACATCAAGTTTGACAGATGAACGCACATCATTCAAACCCTTTAATTACCCTTGGGCTTATGATGCATGGTTGAAACATGAGCAATCACATTGGTTACACACCGAGGTGCCAATGGCTGAAGATGTGAAAGATTGGAAAAAGAAACTATCTCCAAGTGAGAAAGAGTTTTTGACCAACATTTTTAGATTCTTTACACAAGGTGATATTGACGTTGCAGGTGGTTATGTTAACAATTACTTACCTTATTTCCCTCAACCAGAAGTGAGAATGATGTTGTTAGGTTTTGCTGCTCGTGAAGCATTACACATTGCTGCTTATAGTCATTTGATTGAAACTCTTGGCCTGCCTGATACCACATACAACCAGTTTATGGAATATCAGGAGATGAAGGACAAGCATGATTATGTAATGAACATCTCAGGTCAAAATACTACAAAAGAAAATACAGCCACACACATTGCTGTGTTCTCAGCATTTACAGAAGGTATGCAACTGTTTAGTTCTTTTGTGATGTTGTTGAATTTCCCACGTACAGGCAAGATGAAGGGCATGGGTCAGATTGTTACTTGGTCTATTGTTGATGAGACAATGCACGCTGAGAACATGATGAAACTATTTAAGACCTATATACAAGAAAATAATGAAATCTGGAATGATGACCTCAAATCTAGAATCTATGCCATTGCAGAACGAATGGTTGAACTAGAAGATAAATTTATTGATTTGGCATTTAGTAGTGGTGAGATGGAAGGTCTAACAGCTGATGAGTTGAAGAAATACATTCGATACATTGCTGACCGTAGACTGATTGGTCTTGGCATGAAGGGCATTTTCAAAGTTAAACGCAACCCACTACCATGGGTTGAAGAAATGATTAATGCACCAACACACACCAACTTCTTTGAGAACAGGTCAACAGATTACGCCAAGGCTGCACATACAGGCACTTGGGATGAGATATGGGCTCATTAAAGTTAGTGTTTAAAAAAAGGATTGATATGAAGAAATTACTAGTTATCGCACTTATGGTGCCTTTCATTGCGTTTGCTCAAGGCAAACAAAAACCTGGTGTAACTTATGATGCGGTACTGACAAGAGTGGTTGATGGTGATACTGTTGCGTTTCAGGCCAACTTTCTACCTGAACCACTAAAGAAAGAACTTAGTGTCCGTGTCTTTGGTGTTGATACACCAGAGAAAGGCCATCGTGCCATGTGTCCTAGTGAGGCCACAAAAGGTGAAGCTGCAAGTGCCTTCACTAAGGCTGCTGTGAACGCTTCAACTAAACGACAAATCGTATTGATGGATTGGGACAAGTATGGTGGTCGTGTACTTGGCGATGTAATACTTGATGGTAAAAGCTTGCGTCAGATGTTAATCACAAATGGCCATGCTCGTGAGTATTATGGTGAGGCCAAACAAAGTTGGTGTAACTGATGGCCACATTACATCACGTATGCGGTAACTGTGATTCTGAATTTACAATTAAATATGATGTAGACAAATGCGAAGATGATCCTCATTTCTGTCCATTCTGTAGTGAATATATACTAGAGAGTGAAACAGAAGATGAGGATGATTGAGTGTGGTTGTATAACAATATAGAATTTACAGAAGACATGGTTGGTACTTGGTTTGGATACGTCTACGAAATTACCAACCTAACGAATGGTCGCAAGTATGTGGGGAAGAAATTCTTTACACGAGCCGGCACAAAACAAATCAAAGGTAAAAAGAAAAAGGTTCGCCTGTCCTCTGGATGGGCGAACTATTGGTCTTCGTCTGAAGAATTAAAGGCTGATGTTAAAAAACTAGGAGAGGAAAACTTTTCACGTAAGATATTGCACCTATGTAAAAGTAGGTCAGAATGTTCATATAGAGAAACTAAGGAGATTTTTATCAACGATGCACTACTCAAAACGGAATATTACAACTCATGGGTATCTTGTAAAATACACAAGGCTCACGTATTGAATAAACTATGAAACATTGTAAAGAACCTGATTCGTTACCTAAGAGAAGGAAAACCATGGCTCGTAAGACAACCGCCAATACAATCATTGAAACCGAAAGAGTTTCAAGACCAAGCAATCACCTCAGACTGAGGCTTGATGACCTTAAAACATTTGACCCATTGACAGAGAATCAAAAACTATTCTTTGATGCATACAAACGAGGAGATTATTTTGTAGCACTACATGGTGTTGCAGGTACAGGCAAAACATTCTGTGCATTGTACAAGGCCATTGAAGAAGTGATGGACAAATCAAACCCATTTGCTAAAATTATTATTGTTCGCTCTGCCGTACAGAGCCGTGAGATTGGCCATCTGCCTGGTGATGTGAATGAGAAGATGGAAATCTATCAGCAACCATATCGCCAAATCTGTGAGACACTATTTGGTCGCAAGGACGCATGGGATAGACTAGAGGAACAAGGCCACATTGAATTCATATCTACATCATTCATTCGTGGTATGTCCTTTGATGATGCCATCATTATCGTGGATGAGATGCAGAATATGACCTTTGAAGAAATCGATACAGTAATGACCCGTGTTGGTTACCGCTCAAAGATTATATGGTGTGGTGATTACAGGCAGACCGACCTGAATAAGAAGAAGAATGATGTAACAGGCATTCTTAAATTCTTTGATGTGGCACACCACATGAATGCCTTCACTCGCATTGAGTTTACACCTGATGACATTGTACGCTCATCATTGGTGAAAGACTATATTCTTGCCAAACTACAGTATGAGGATGCAATGGATTAAGGCAATAGAGTCCGAACTCTAGTGAAAATTGTTGCATTGCAACATATATAGTAGTATAATCACTCATATCGTAAACACTATGTTCAAACTCTTTTCTTACCTATTATCCTTCTTTGAAGGCACCAGTTACCAATCACGCTTGGACAGATACCTTTCTAGCCGCAATGTAACTGATTCATCACAATTGGAACACTATGTCAGAGAGTTTGAACGCAATCAACATAAGGCATATCTGTGAAAAACATTTTAAACACTATTTACAAAGCATTTGTAACCCTTGGTAGTTTCACTAAGGAATACCGAGAAACCAAATACGGTGCATACCGCACCGGCAAATAACCTATCGTCTAAGGAGATAAACCATGGCCAATTCTATTTTCACACCATTATATTTTGCAAACTACTTCGTTGACCAAGTACAAGATGCAAAGAACAAGGTCATTGACACATTCGTGTATGATGACAAAATCAAAGAGTCTATTAAAGATTTCGTTGAAGCACAACGCACATTCACAAAACAAGTGAACCGTACAACCAATGAAGTGGTTGAATTGTCTACAGTTGCAATGAAAGAAGTTGCTGAAAAGACAGCCAAAGCCATCAAGCTTTAATTGTGCATACATATGTCCTGAGGAGACCGGGACATATGAAAAGACTTATTGCACATAGACCATCCAAGAAATTCATGGAGACAGCATACACGGCACAATCGTGGGCACCAACTGAACGTAATGGTTGGATTATTAAATTTTCAATCTATAATGACGACCACATAATGTTGGTGTTTACCTCAAGGTATACAGGGCAAACGGTCATTAGAGAATTTGTTAGTGAGGATGATGCGGTAGACTTTATAAACCT